TACGATAGACCGACTTATCGAAGTCAAGGGTCAGCTCACGCATGGGGCCGGTGTAACCTTCAGCACGGGCTACAACTTCGGTAACCCCGTACATCGTAGCGCCACCTGGATCGTCCGGATGATTTGAAAAACCGCCTTCATGTGTAATCAACAAATCAAACGCGGTTTCAAAGTTCATTTCTGTTCCAGACGCTCAAAGAGTTTTGTGATGTGCGCATCAAGTTTATCAAACCTTGCATCAATCTTGTCCAGTTTGGCTTCTATCTGATCCTGCCTGACATAATTCCGTGGCAGATCGACTTCAATAGCATGGACTTCTTCTTTCAGCTTCTGCACCGAGTCCCACACTTGGCGGCAGAACCACCCTAACGCGGTCAATGCTGTACCACCGACTAAGTTAATAATGATCTGCCAATGTTCCATACGCCAAGCCTCAGATATGTTTGCGTCATTGTACCAAAGCGTTTTGGTTTTGTGATGACGATAATGCGTTAATCACACTAGTTGAAACACCAGGGGTTTTAAGAGCTTTACCGATTCCCCACTCAGATGGATTATTCAGCAACTTAAGTACCTTGTTCCGCTCAACAGCGGGTAGCGTGTTCAGTAACTTATCCAAATCTTTAGTCGTTTTGGATGCCTCAGTCAATTTACGAACTGTGTCCTTACCAACCTTGCGTTCCAGTATATCCAGCACCGCGTTGGTCGCGGTAATCTTAGGCGACAGGAGATTCGGTAATCTGAACTTGGATGTGTTTTCTTCCAGCACCTTGGTAAACGCTGAAACACCTTCTTCCGTAGGTTTAGCCGCAGCTCTACCTTTGAGCAGCGTACCGGTTGACTGAAGCGTTTTCATCGCATCCTGACTCATCTCAGACACAATGTCGTAACTACCTGACCCAAAAATCTTTTCAACGTCTTTAGGCGAGTTACCTTCAACCAGTGCGACAAAGCGTTTAGGCGACTTCTCAAACAAATCCATCGCTTTGGCACCCAGCTTCATCTGACCAATCTTCTGCATTTCATTAGCATAATTGGTCAGATAATCACGGTAGCCTTTACCGCCAGCACCTTCTACAGCGTCAATAATCAGCGGCTTCAGTTCACCCATGACTTTGGCAGCAAGGGCTTTTTTAGCCTTAGTGTCAAGATTGGTCATGTCATTAATGACGGCATTGACCGAGTTTTTGCGGATGCTATCAAGAGCGTTAGCATCAATCACACCACCCGCACTGGTCCATTTCTGAATGTCATCAGCAACACGGGGGAGATACTTAACAGCATCTGAACCAGCCAGCTTAGGATCAGATGCGACGCGTTGCAGGCTTTGCAGGATCGGGGCAGATTCGAGCGGTTTCAGACCAGCGGCTTCCAATTGATCGGCAGCAGCTTGAGCGAATCGGGCAGCTTCACCGTGTTCCAAAGAACCCTTAGCAGCTTGTGTAGCCACTTCATCGGCTTTCTTAGCCAAATCGCCACCGTAGGTGTAACGGAGAGGTGCTTTAGGTTCACCAGGATACCGCTGAGTAGAGACTTTCTCAAATACACCTGGTACACGTTCACCAGCAGCTGTGAATCGACGTACATCCTCAACCGCAGCAGCAGCTTTACCTGCCTGATCAGCGGCTTCCTGACGAAGTGCTGCACCAGTAGTCCCGCCGACATTAGCACGGGCAAGGATCTGATCTTTAATTGGCTCCAGCAAAGCGTTAACTTCTTTCTTCGTCGCAGCCTGACCAGCTTTGGCACCGGTCTGTGTGGCACCACCAGCAATCTGAGCCAGTGCGTTCAGTGCAGCGGTGTTCTCAGCAGCAGTCACATCACCAAAAAACTTGGCACTTGATGTAGTCTGACCTTTCATGCGATCCAACAGCGCCAATGCGGTAGGCTCGTTAATACCGGCTTCACCTAATGCCTGAGCTGGGGTAACACCTGGTCGTGCGGTACGCAGAGCATTGACCACCACATCCAAATCACCCACAGACTCGCGTGCAATCCGTGCAGCCTTCTGCGTCGATTGACTTGGCAGATCCATCGCTTTGCCGACTAGCTGAGCACCACCCTTAACTGCGGCACCGATAATCGGGGCAGCGACACGGCCACCGGCTTCCAACGTAGCGCCTTCTAGTACGTTCATAACAGGCTCGGTAACTTGAGCCATGCCCTCACGACGCTGCTTACCACCGAATCGTACATCGGCAGCTTCGACTAATTCTTTACCAATACCGTAACCAAGGGCTGCGCCACCAACTGCGCCAGCCGGACCTAAGGGAGCACCGACTATGCCGCCACCTACAGCAGCCAAACCTTCAACGACAGGTGCGGCATACTTACGGACCTTCTCGTATGTCGTTTCCTCACGGGCTGCGGGAATGGCATCAGCAGGGCGTGCCTGTGCAGGCGCAGCCGGTTGCTCTTCAGAACCAGCACGCTGGGCAGCGTGAGTCAGTACCTTTTTGACGTAACCTTTGGTTTCTGCTGGCAGACGCTTCACCCAGTCTTTTTGAGCATAAGCGTCGCGGTTTTCGCCCCAGTTGTAGCCAGCAACGGCTTTTTGATAGTCGCCGCCAAACTTGTCAAGGTTTTCACGCAGGTATTGAGCCGATGCAAAAATAGCTTGCTTCGGGTTGGTAGGATCTACACCAAACCGTTTAGCCGTGTCCGGCATAAACTGCATGATACCGACAGCACCTGCTTTAGATGCACGCTTACCGCTGATTACATCAGGATCAAACCCAGACTCGGTTTGAGCCATGCCACGCAGGATGTTGGGGTCGAGATCAAAGGCTTTAGCGGCACCTTGAATAATCGGTTCATATTGTGCAGCGAGATCCTTAGCCATTACTGATTCTCCTGAGCCTCAAACTCCGCTAGTGCATCTGCCCATTTATTCTTCGGTAGCGGTCCACCGCCAACTGTACCACGAGCTGCCTTCTTTTTGGCGTTTTCAACACCAGTGCGAAGGATTTGTTGCAGCTCACGGGCAGCTTGGATGTACTCTTTCTCACTCGATGCTTTGTTCATGCGAGTGATAGCAGCTGTAGCCTTTTCACCTTCTTTTTCAGTGATAGAACCGCCACCCTTCAGGCTGCGGAAGGCTTCCAGGAAAGCCTGACCTTCAATCTGTTTCTGACGAACTTCATAGGAAGCTGCATCAGAACCTTCAAGAAAGCGCATACCTGGAGTAAGCGTGGCACCGACATAGCTGGAGAAGCCGGGATGCGGCGCAGTACCCTTTTCAATAACCTTACCGGACTTATCGACGACTGGAGCTTTACCGACCATCTCATCGATGAGGGTAATTGCTTCATTGGCTGTCTGAATAGCAGACGGCAGGTTAGCCGCAGCTTGAGCAGACGACTTGCCAGCTTCAGCACCACCAGCTTTAGCAGCAGAAACTTGCCCTTGTCGAGTTGGGTCCATCTCGAATTGCAGACGCTGGCGAGAAGTATCGGCTTCTTGCTGACGCAACAGTAAACCTTGTGCTTTTTCAGCACTCATACCCATTTGAGTGAAATACTGCACTCGTTGCTGCTCATTCATTGATGTAATCTTAGAAAAGAGCTGTTGAGCATTTTCTGGTGTTGTTTCACCACGCAAAATGCTATCTTGTAAATGAGCAATTACATTTTGATCCGATGGATTGAATCGCAAACTACCAAATCGTTCACGTTCCAGTTCCAGCCTTTTCAGCTGACTTTCTGTACCCATCTTTTGAGCTTCTGCTGCTGATTTTTGATAAGCGGCAGCTTGACGCCCCAAACCACGCTGCATGAGAGCTTGCGATACACCCACATCACCTTGAGCGGCTTGTTTGTACGCCTCTTGCTCAGCCAGTGCGTTTTGAATCTCCATGTTTGCTGCACGATTTTGCAACAATTGAGAAGCAAATGCGTTAGCTTGCTGGGCACCTTGCATCGGAGCCATTCCAGCTTGCGCCGGAGTTGCTGTGTTTAGCAGATTGTAATTCGGTTCAGCCATGATTTATCCTTAACCGGGAAGAGCGTTAATTTCCATTGTGCTGCCGCCGTAATCATATACACCGGCACCACTTGGAGAAGCTGACGTGTAACCGGTATTTGAAACATAACCAGTATTACCGCGACCGTAATTCAGATAATTAGCCAGACCACCAATTCCCTGACCCAGCGCACTACCGTAACCCTGATAAGCACTGGCTCGAGCTTGACCAGCAGCCAGCAGCGAGTTGGCGGTAGAAGCACCGGTAGCTGATGCCAGATTGCCTACATTGGCACCAAGCTGACCGGCAGAGCTGCTCAGCGATTGAGCAGTCGTTTGACCCACACCGGCAAGCGATTGCAGCGGGTTCAGCATTGCTTCACGCTCACGATAATAACGATTAAATGCGTTCTGATATTCCTGCGAACCCATTTCCTGACCATATCGTTCAGCAGCTTTAAGAGCGTTACCGGAGATCAAGCCACCACGAGCAGCAGCAGATCGTTCAAGAGCACGCTGACCTTCAGCCAGACGGAAAGCATAGCCTGGGTCTTGTTGCCAGTTGGTCGCAGAAAACTTTGTGCCAAACTCGCCACCTTGACCCAAACCCGCAGCAAGTCGATTAAGGGCTTCTTCGCCTTTCTTTCGCCACGGTTCTTGAAGCTCCATTTGCTTCTCGAACATTTTGTACTGAACGTCAGCAGCATATCGATTGGCTGCTGCTTGAGTATCTGCGGCCTGGGTTGCGGCACTTGCCTGCTCACCAGCAGCCATATTAGTGGCAACACCACCAATTACGGCACCTGCTACTACTGCTGTTGCTACACCTGACATGATAATTTCTCCTTGGCTAGACTTACGGCCTGCCGATAGTCGATGGTGATTTCCTCACCCAGATCACCACCTTTACAGCCGGAAATTTCCCGTGTTGCTACCATACATATATCATTATTATCCAACAAAATCATCATCGCGTTGGGATTTTTTGCATGATTTGTATATCTGCCTAGCGGGGTTCGTAATCCAGCAATTCTTGCAGGACCGATTGGTTCGCCTGCACTAATGGGTCCAGTGGCAAAAACCCCTTTTCCCTCAATCTTTGAATCGGAAACCATGAATTTATAGTTTCCGTAGGGCATTTCCATCTGATCGTTTTGATTTTCTGATTGCTGACGTACAGTATCGGCATCGTAACCAAGTTCTTCAATTGCCGCATAAAAGTCAGCAACATCTTCCGAATTGTTAAAACTCAGCAGTAACTGTTTGTCTCGTTGAGAGTTTTTCCATGTATCGCTTTTATCAAGAAACATGGCTTCTAGCTTTTCGATGTCGGTTTCATCGGTCGCATATACATTTTGCCAAACCATTGTTTCGTGGATATAGCCGATCTTGCGGCCTGGTCCAGATACAAATGTTTGCGGTGCAACAACATCCACACGGGAGCCATCTTCCATGACCATTGTGACTCGACCAGCCAGCATAATGTTCAAATGCGTAGTTGTTTGACGATGGCCGATGGAAAAGACGCCTGCCGGGATTGTCACTTCTCGAATATAGATTCCTGGACCGAATCGATGGACTACTGGGCAGTCAGCTTGAGGCTGTTTAAGAAACTCACCCTCAAGAAACTGAACCTTTTCTTCAGTAATTAGTGATGGTAATTTAGCGCTCATGCTGCGATATTATCCGAAACAGTCAAAATAATGCCAGGAGAAGCCGGATAAACCGGAGCCACAGTGCTGGCAGGCAATGTGATAATTGACGTTGTACCGTTCACTGTCATCCAGATTAATTCAAAATAATCATTCGCAGCAAACTGATAGAAAACATTAAGTGCTGTGATTAAATAGCCATCACTGCCTGCGTGTTTACCGGGAATAGCTGACCAACTGGTTGTATTGGCTACATTATTTCCGTTGACTCGCAACCAGACTAACACATTATCAATAGTTGCGTTGTTATTGCTAAATTGAATACTGAACTGAATATTGTAAAGTCCGGCAGTATTGATTACAACGCGAGAAGTTGGGGTGCCAATACTTACACCGTCAGAATAATCTGTCGAATCATAAGTAATTGCAGTAGGCGTATTGGCAGCAGCAGTTTGAGAAGCGGTTGTGTCGTGAAAAGCACCGTATTTAGGTATTTTCCAAGAAGGAACACCCGCACCACTCATTGTCATTATTGCTGTGGCAGATGGCTTATTGAATTTTGACAATGTGTTAGCAGCTGACGCATACAACAAATCACCGGTAGCGTAAGTCGATTGGTTTGTGCCACCATGTATCTCATTGAGTACACCATCAAGAACTACGTTTCCTGCGGTTGCTGTAGCTGGGGTTAAACCCGTACTATCACCAGAAAACGACAGTACGCCCGTATTTTCGATTGTGACATCACCTGTGGGTGAACTTACGCTAATTCCGTCACCGGCAATGTTTGACAGCACGCCGGTATTTTCAATACTTAGCGTACCAGGACCGACTGTTTTAGCGATACCCGGACCAGTGCCTAGATCAGCAACCGTGTACGCACCGGTAGTACCGTTGCCAATCAACAGCTGCCCGTTAGCAGGGGTTACATTGGTACCCGTGCCTCCACGATCTGTCGGGATTGCGCCACCAGGACTTGTACCACCCGTCGCATAGTACAGATTGTAGAAAAACCGGTACCACTCACGACTAATATCACCAGTGCGATTATCAAAAAACGCGACCCGCGGTGGGGCAATTTGGGTGATATTAGGCACTTGTCGGACTCGCGTGCAGCTCTGCACCCATGATCGTCGTCTTAACTGGATCAGTCATGGAAATCTCGTAAACACGGTCACGGATCTTTTCAGTCATACCGAGTCTGCGCCAAATGGCACGGCGACCATATTGACCAATTTTGCCAATCTTGACCCAATGCTCGTTTGACCAAGTGTGACCACCATCATCTGACCAGCGCAGCATCACCTCGGGATCACTACCTTGGCCATCGTTTAGACCGACACCAGCCTGAATATCAAGTTGCAGGCTGTGCTGAGCAGTACGATTTAGATCATTTTGACCAGATGGTAGCGCACGCCAGCTGCGCAGCCAGCGTTGAATACCGCCGTTATCGGTGTAAGTATTCAGATCCAGCGTGTAAATGTTGGCGTTTTCAAAGTCACCGACAACTGTGTTGTTTTGAAAATTACACATATTGTTGGCACGCTGACGGGTAAACGCACCATCCAGAAACCCAGCACGCTCATGCCACGCGTTAGTCGCAGCATCATAGACCCATGTGGTATTGGCAGCAGGGAAGTTGAGCACATAGAAGCTGTGACCATCCTGCTGATAAGTGTAAGCTGTGGCGCTGGTCAGATCGGGATACTGCTGAATCTGCCACTCGACAGCATGGGTCGATACACGCTGACCCTTGTAACCATCGGCACGGTACACGATGCCGTCACCACGGGGGTCTGTACCAAGCCAAAAGATTGAGTTATCTAGCTTTTGAATAGTCCAAGGCGACAAGCAGCCGATTTCATTGAACGCACCCTGAATCGGGGCCAATGGGAAATCTGTACCGCCTGCGTTGTACCAGACCTCGGTTGTATCAGTACCAAACACCCAAAGTTCTTTGTGGTCATTGATGATGCCGACTACGCCGTCAGGAGAGCCTTCAGCACTGGCAAAGTCTAGCGGTTCTACCGATGTACCATCCAGCAGCTGCGAAACCCAGATTTTCTGGCTATTTGGTTCATTAAATACAAAGTAACCATCCAGATAGCAGACCGTTGTAGCACCTGGAAAATCCGGGTCAGTGATTTGAGCAAATACGCCAGTTGACTCGTTATAAATGTAGCCCTTGGCACCACAAGCAATGAATAGCTGTGTGCCATTATCTGCAATAGATACTGGACCGGTACCCGAGATGTTGCCAAGTTTAATCGGCGTACCGGTCAAACTGGTCAATTTATAAAACTCGTTACCGGATGCGATGTAAAAGTCATCGCCACGGGTCTGATGTGCCCATAGACCACGAATTGGACCTACGCCTACACGATTCTGGAACTTCAATCCGGGACAGCGATTTAGGAAAGCCGGTTCCTTGCCGCCCTCCGGCACGATCTCTGGAAACAGATTAACCATGCGAGAATCGGCAGCATTGACGCTGCGAGCAACGTATGTGCTACCAAGAATTGGCGTTTTCATCAGTAGTTATTGACGTAGATGTTGTAACGCTGCTGACGGGCAACCAGCGGGTACGGGAGCGACATTACATCGTCAGGATTATTGATGCGCTTTAGGTTACGCTTGCTGGTCATGGCGATACGCTGCACGGTTTGAGGCGGCTCTACGCCGAACTCATTGGCGATTTCACAGGCCAGATTGTACTTAAATGCACGCAGATAACCCGGCGGGAAAGCCAAAGTTGTGGACAACGATGCCGGATTAGTCAGTTCTTCTACCGAGATAAAGTGAAACTCAAGCGTCGAGTTAGGCACCGGATAAACAAACATCTCAATGTCAGGATACGTCATATTGACGAACATAACCTGCGGATACGTCGATTGTACGGTTTTAACAGCGATCCCGTCGTACATCTGCTGGTTAATCAGCTTAATACCGTACGACACATTGTTGTATTTGAAGTAAGTAGCGTCATCCACAAGAATCGGACGATTGCCTACAAAATCACCAGTAAGGCCAAGAGTGCGACGGATTTCCCCAGCAGGCCAAGTAAATACTTGATCTTGAGTCGAAAATACGGCTAGACGCTCGGTATTCCACGAATCGATCATCTGATTTAGGGCAGTCAGCGCATCCTGCGCTGTATCTGCCGACGGCTGTTCACCCTCAGCAAGCTGCCCAATCAATCGAAGTGCTGCGTAGATTTGATCTGCTGCTGTGGTGACTGCCATAATCAGACCTCTTTATTCTTGCGCGGACGCCCTTTTCGTGGAGCGGTCAGCTCGTTTACCGGTTCTTGCAAAAAAGCCGGAATTTCAGCTTCTTGCACTACTACGGGCTTGGTTTCGTCAGGATTATAACGCACCCAGCCATTTTGTTCATCGTATTCTGCTTCCATTTCCATTGTAGCAACTTTAGCGCCATGGATAGGATGTTTCAAGTAGATATTTGGCATAATTTTAGAAGGGGGCCGAAGCCCCCATCCTTGCTAGTTAAGCAACTACAGCGAATTGCCACTTGCTGCCATCAGAGATGAACAGCTTACCCAGACCGGTTGCGTTGGTGGTAACACCAATCGAGCCAGCCGGAGCGGTAGTGGTAGTCGAGTTAGCCGTTACAGCCGTGTCTAGGAAGTACAGACCAGCACCAGTAGACGAGGTGAGGATCGTGCCACCCAGCAGTTTAGCTGCGGAAGTATTGCCATCAGTAAACTGGTACGGACCAGCGCCATTTGCAAGAGCCATGATGATTCCTTTCGATAGTTTAGTTCAGAACGGGGGCCGAAGCCCCCAATTCAGATTAGCCCCACATACGGACGGCCATTTGCGGACGGATGGTGCTGTAGCCGTACAGAACGTCGATACGGCAAGGCATACGGTCGTTGTTGATGTCGTACTGACGAACAACGCGGAGCGAGATGCCGTTGTGAACAGCACGCGAAGCCATGTCAACACCCTGCGGCAGCAGGAGGTCAGCCGTGGCAAACGTGATGGCGTCTTTGTGGTAAACCAGGTTCTGAGCATACTGAGTCGAAGCAGCACCGATGAAAGTAACAGTTTTACCGTTACCTGGCAGAGCGTTGACCGTAGCCAGAGCGTGATTGGCCGAGTAGATCGGAGCAACAGTCACGTCAGCAGCGCCACCAGCCGAAGCGGTGACATCAGCCAGAACGACGAACTGGAACAGCGAGCCAGTCGATTCACGAGTCTGCGGGTTGACAGCGTAGCAGTCAGCAACCGTGAACACGTCACCGGCTTTAACTGTACCAGCGTTACCCAGACCAGTCAGCGAAACAGTCGTTGCGCCTTCAGCAACCACAGCAGCCGATGTCGTACCGTTGGTACGCGAACCGGTGGTGAATTGCTTGATCGATTGGCTCATGTTGATTTCGTCAAAGCCCAAAACGCCTGTGCCCATCATGCCG